TATGCAGACGCCATTGCCTGAACAGATGATTGAAGCGGTTCAGGTTGCATCGACTACAGCAGATGACCTTGCTTTTGCAGCCAACCTCCGCAGTGACATTGATGAGGAGGTTGGTATTCCCGGAGTGGCAACTGGCCGTATTGACCTCTTGCCACGTGGTATCACTGGCATTGCAATCGAACTACTGTATGGTCCTGCACTCAAAAAGACAGATAAGAAACGTTGTACATATGGTGAAATGATCATAGATGTATCTAAAGCATTATTGGTGTTGAATAATATGAATGCAACAGTAAGTGAAGGCGATGCGGCATGACGATATTTTATGAGAAGAAACGTGGTGTTTTGCGAGATGAAGAAAGCGGATTGCCTCTTCATAATCATAGTTTGACTGACTTTGATTTAAAACCGTGTGATTGTGGTGATAGTGAACGTGACATGCCTCAATCAATGTTATTGGTGTCAGAGGAATTTCTAAAATCATTTTTTAATCTTGATGAGGATTTGGCATGAGTGATGACCCTAAGTGGCAACCAGTTCTTATGATATTGCGTGATGGTGGTCGAATAGAATGCGACTGCGGATCATTGGCAGTGATTATAATTGGTGTTTTGAATAAAGAAGATGGTGGAACAATAGATAGAGTAAATTATTGGTGTCAGGATTGTTATCAACGGGAGAACAGTGATGAGTGATGGAATAGATGTATCATTATCGTGGGAGTCACCACTTCCAGTTGACGATTTACAGACAGTTCAGGCATATGTATTATTGAAAAGTTTGGATATTTCTAATAATTCTATTATGCGTAAACTCGGCTATGATCCTAAAGAAGAGGCAAGATTATCAGCAGAGGAGGATGCACAAGCTATGGCAAATAATCCTTTAGCTCAGCAGTTGCCACCTACAGAACCGGGAGTTGCAGGACTCCCAGGTCAACCACCTGGAACCACCCTGCAAGGGGGAGGAGTGCAATGATAGGTGAGGTATTGCAGCATATTCTTAATAAAGGTTTCTTTGTCAGATTTATCTATGATGGTGGTATTGGCTATATTTTTAGAGCTTGGAAGTATTATGAAGGTGATATATGTCAGTGTGAATGGGCAGTAAGTTATTTTGTTAATGTTAAGGAAGTAGCAATTATGGAAGCAGATAGATATTTAAAGCAAGTAGATGATAATATTGCACAACGTCGTTTAATTGATAGTGCATTGAAGTAAGGAAGAAATAATATGGCAGCAATACTTAGTCAAGTAGGGACATTTCTTTTTAGTCCATCTTGTCCACAAGCTTTAAGGGATTGGATATTGTTAGATCTTGGTCGAAAAGCTGAGGATGTAAGAGAGATTGAGGCAAGTTTTCAAGAACTTGAGGGTAGATATCAAAAGTATGGAGTATTGGTAGATGTGTCTGTTCATGTAAATATTTCAGGAGCATACGAAGTAAAGAAGCAGCAATTTTTGCAATATCCTAGTGGAAAGTGGTATAAATTTAAAGGTTGGATATATGGTGGTGAAAGTGTTTTTCCCGTAACAGATTGGCAAATATCATATGCATCATCTTATGAAACCGTAGTAGAAAAACAAGAATTAACTGATAGTGATGCATTTGATTTGATGGATAGCATTAGAGAGGAGATAAAGTATGGCAACAATTCCTAATCTTGCTTCACAACCGGAGCAGCAAGGTTTTCAACCAAGCTTGCAAGCGAACGTGCTTGCTGCACAAGGTTGTGTGCATTTCAATTATCAAGTTGATCCACTCACGATCAAAACAACGGTTATTCCTGATCAGTTGATGATCCAGGTTATTGCCATTTGGCTCAAAGAACATCCTAATGAGGCTACTGATATTATCCGAGCTGTGAAGAATAATCATCGTCAAGAGATGGATATCATTCGGACTGTAGAGGCTAGTAAGAACAGGAGTTAATATTTTTTGCCAGGGTGCTCGGGCATGAGACTGATACAGGTTCACGCGCGTTATACTGATGCTCATTCCATCACACCCTGTAAATAGTATAACAGAAAGGAGAGTGATATGACAGTATCAACAGGAGTAGGAAGAGGGCACGGGAGACACCATCATGGTCCTCTTGGCCCTCGTGCGAAAAAGCCTACTGTTGCTGGCATGGTTGCTCCTGTAGCAAAACCTAAAGGTGTTGGCAGAGGACATGGTAGGCATCATCATGGAGCAGTGCCTAAAGCTCATCATCCTCATCCTAGTGCGCATCATCCCCACAGAAAGAAGGTGAAATAATGGCAAAGAAACAAAAGTATGTGATGACATATAAAATGAAGGATGGTAGTACTGCACCATCTGGAGGTGTTATCAAAACAGATAAAAAGGGTCATGCAATAAAAAAGAAAGGAAAGTGACATGGCAGGCAAAGCTCATCCAGGGTTTAAAAGTGTTGCCTCTGGTATTGCGAAAAGCAAGGGAATTAGCCAAGAAAGAGCATCTGCTATTCTTGCTTCCAGTAGCAGGAAAGCATCTCCAGCAGCTAAGCGGAAAAACCCTAGATTAAATCGTGTAGCTAAAGCAAAGAAAGGTAAGTAGGACATGACAAAAGATGATAAAGAGGTAAAGCTTGGTGGTTTTAAAGCTGAGACTCCACCTGAAATAGTGGTTCAAAGTTTTGCTGCTAAGGTTGAGGAGCTGATGAACCATGCTGTACAGCAGTCAATTCCTGCCAAAGGAGAGCAGTCTACGGAGCACCATTCTAGATTTGCACGTTGGGCAAATGCTCTTGGTGATTTGTATCGTGAGGTAAAGCAACATGCCAGATGAGAAAGTTCAAAAGTTAATTGCAACAACTGGATTGCCTGCATCAGGTAAGACTACATGGACACTGAAATATGTCAAGGATAACCCTGGTACATTTCGTGTAAATAAGGATAGCATTAGGATGATGTTATTTAATGGTAAGTATCCAGATGATAAGTATTTAAAAGAATGGGAGGATCTTGTTTGTATCATTCGAGATAAAATCATTGATCAGGCTCTTTTAGATGGGTATAGTGTTGTTGTGGATGATACAAACTTTGAAGAGAAACACATGAGACGCATAAAAGCAATAGCTGCATATCATGGTGTTGTTTTTGAGGTTAAAGATTTTACTGATGTGTCAAAAGAGGAATGTCTTGAACGCAACAAGGATCGCTCTGATGCTGTTCCAGATGAGGTTATTCATCGTATGCATGAACGGTATGTTTTAAAGGATTTTGAACATAGGCCACGTAACCCTTTCCCGCCTAGTCCACGTCAAGGATAGAGAGGATTAAAAAGATGCCTGATGAATTGGTAGATTTCAAAGTTGAACGGCCTGATTGTCATCATATGCAGACGATCTTTGCACGGCCTCAGCAATCTATTGCTGACTACAATGCTCGGCTTGTCCCTGAGTTACGTGAGGCTATTCAGCAACCTTGCGAGCAGTGTGAGCAAGAGAAATTGGAAAAGGCAAGAAAGAAACTTGAGCAAGAGATGAGGACAAAGAAATGACAGAAGGAATAGGGCAAGATAGTGTAACGACTATCATTGTAGATAGTGCTTTCTTTGAGCATTTGTTGAATTGTATGTGCAATCAGAAGTATTTGCCCACATTAGATAGACCTATGTCAGAAAGAGAAAAGAAAGATCAAGATATTATTGATGTTGCATATCATAAAGCGAGAGAATTGCAATCTCAAAATAAGCGCAATGCTACACCTCTTGAGGTTATTGATCTAAGGCTTCATCGCCTTGAAAATCAGTTGGCTTGTTTGATAGATGATAATCGCCCTAAATCTACCTTGCAAGGTGAGAAATGACACCTGAAGATCTTGCCAAGCTTTTATTTGAGATAGGACATCAAGTGGCATCGAATGTGGATGGTGTTGAGTTTTTAATTATTTGGGAGCAAATGCCAGATGAGGCGAAAGCTTTCAAAATTGCAGTAGCAACAGAGCTTCTAAATCGATATGTGCTTGTCCCTGTAGATAAATTTGATGTATCAATGTTACGTTGACTTGACAAGAGATAGGAAGGAAGTTATAGTAATGGGAGATGACCCCATAACTCCACCAGGAAGCGCGACGCCTCCGAATGGAACATCACCCGCGACGGGTACAGGTTCAAGTGGCGCGACGCCTACGAAGCCATCAGTTGAGGAATTGCAAGCTCGACTTGCAGAGGTAGAGCGGCATTTAGCTAACAAGACTGAAGAAGCTGCTAGGCACGGAAAAAATCATTCCACTGCTGAAAAGGAATTGGCAGCATACAAAGAGAAAGAGCGTTTAGCTCAGGAAGCTGATCTTTCAGCGATTGAAAAATCAAAGAAAGATGTTGAAACAGCAAGAGCAGCAACATTAGCAGTGGAAGCACAAATGCAGCAGTTGAGACAACAGCTTATTATGGCAGAAGTGAAACTTGCAGCAAAATCGATGGATTTTCTTAATCCTGAGATTGCAGCAAAGGTGATTGAGCTTGAGTTTGATGAGAAGACTGGAATGCCAACCAATGTGACAAAGGCTCTTGAAGATCTCGCAAAGTCCAATCCATTCTTACTCAAACCCAAAGACGAGCAACTTTCTGAACAGCAAACGACACCTGCTCAAACTGCCAATAATCAGAGACCACCTGCTACACCTGTAGGCAATCCAGGTCGCTCGTCAATCTCAGCACCTAATACACTTCAACCTGGGAAGAAAGTAACGTTTAACGAGGCATATGGCCCTCGTCCAGGTAGACCACAATAGTTTCTTCATGAATACCCGCGACGGGTAGAATTGAAAGCCTGCGATAGGCACTCATTAACTTCAGGTAGCGCGATGCTCCCAGAAGCATTTTTACTTGAAAAGTAAATGGGAGCCGTCGTATGGCAATTGACTCCAATGCGTATAGTTTAGCAGACTACGCATTAAATAGTAACTCACCGATGGTACGTGCCATCGGGTACTCTCTTATTGAGAGTGATAACGTCCTCCAAGATATGCCTATTCTGACGCAAGCGACGATGATCGCGAATGGTGTGCGTTTTGAAGGTAATCTTCCCTCAGTAAACTGGGCTCCACTTAACTCTGAAGGTGTTGTTACAAAGGGTACTCCAACTCCTTATGCAGAGCAAGTGTTTGTTATTCGTAACTATATCGATGTAGATAAGCTCTATGTTGAAGATGTTAACTCCATAGTTGATCCTCGTGCTTCTCAGACTGAAGCGTACATGAAGGCATATACCTACGAAATGAACGATAAGTTCTTTAATAATGATCATATCGTAGGAAATGTACATGCTCCAGTCGGTATTAGATTTAGAATTACGAATGGTGGTGTGTTTGGAGTACGGCCTGAGAACTTGATTAACTCTTCATCTTTGGATCTTACACAAGCGACATTGCTTACTACTCCTGGCAATGGTAACAAACTTCTCGAATTTCTTGATCAGCTTCTCTGGTCGGTAGACTCTCCAACAGGTGCAGGCGTCATACTTTACATGAACGAGGTTGCACGGCGTCGATTTGCATTTGCTATTCGTCAATTAGGTGCTACTGGTGGTTTTGATACAACGCGTGATCAGTTTGATCGTGTTGTTGACATGTATAAAGCAGCAGTGATTAGAGATCCTGGCTATAAAGCAGATCAATTGACCCGTATTGTTCCTAACACAGAAAACAGTGATGGTACTTCAGGTTCTTCTACTTACACTTCTGTTTATGCAGTCAATTATTCTGCTGATCATATGCATGCTTGGCAGTTTAGTGAAATAAGCGCTCGTAATCTAGGGCTTTTGAATAACGATGTGATTTACAGAACAAGCATATCATGGGCTGTTGGGTTTATGAACAACAGTACACGTTCTATTGGGCGTTTGTATGGACTGAAGATGTCCTAGCTTGAAAGGAGAAAACACATGCCATCAGATGCTAATCTTGTCCTACAGGCTAGTACGACAAAAACGGCTACTTTTAACGGTGCTGCATTCATCTTGCCAGGTGGTACACCACGTAGGGGACTTGTAGCAC